ACCCATTCAAGTCTAGTTACTAATGGATTTTGCCTATATGCTTCTAAGGCACCCTCATTTCCTGCTGCTAAAGTTTCTGTCCTTGCAATCATTTCAGCCCTAGCATCTGTCATTTTATAAACAGCCTTAACTCTCTCTCCGATTTTTCCTATATCCTCGCCTTTCATTAATCCCTCGGTAACTGTTTTATCTATTTGTTTAATTGTAATATCATTTGTTGAATCAGCTAATTTACTAACTCTATTTGAAATATATTCTCGGACTCTTTGATTTATTTGAAACTCCTGATTGCTCTCTCCCATAGCAATTTTTCCTGACTCCTTCATAAGTTCCGTTCCAAATGGCACAAGTGTTGTCATAATTCTACCTTTAGAAGCAACTACATCAAATTCCCATTCTGGGTATAGTCCTTTGGAATTTCCAGCCAAACATTCCTTTAATTGCTTTCGGAACTCAGCCATCAATAAATACATATACTTGCGTTCCCATAGTATTTGGCTTTTGTAGAATTGGTCTATATAAATTTCTCTAGGAGTTATTTCTTTTTTTTTTACTTTTTTTTTTACTTTTTTTTTAAGTTTTTCCGTTGTAGATGAAGTATTAGTATCCTGACTACTATCTATACTTATATTATCAGGAATTAAATTTACTGGCTCCCTAATTACATCTCCACCCTCTAGTGGTTCTAACCCTCTGTCCTGTCTAATATCATTTGTAGTTAACCATTTATTGAATCCTGCTGTCCATTCAGCTAATCTTTCAGCGTCATTAACTAAACTTGGGTCTTCATAACACAATTCATAACCTTCTCCCCAAACTGGCATTAGAAAAGCATTAAGATTATCTACAAACCTATCTAATTCTGGTTTAATAATGTTATTGATGAAAACACCTCGGCTATCTCTTGCATTATTTAATGTAACCCCTTCAGATATTCCGAGCATTGTTTTACTAACTCTGAACATCATCATAATATCGTCCCTAGTCATATCTTTAAGTTCCTTCAAAGCAACCTCTCCCATTTCCATACCAAGTTTTGTGTAATCAATTCCGTCTGCTCCTTTTAACATCATTGTTTTACCTGTATTTTCTGTTCCTGTATATTGGTCTTTGAATTGCTTTTTAATAGATATAAATTCCTCTTGAGTAATTACTCCCTTAATGTTAAGTATTCCTGCTGGTCGTCCTGAATTGTAAAGTGAATTTTTAGTCCAGTTTGAAGCATACTGTTCTGTTTCAATATAAGTTTTTGCAGCCTCAACAGTTCCTAATCCTCTATATGGGTTTAGTGGGTTTGGCATTTTGAAATGTATTACTTCATTTCTATCAAATGTTTGTTTTGTTCCATCTAATTTATTAAATACATAGCCACTAACTAATCCTCTAGGGTCTGACATATCAATAGCAACTTCCATTAAATCTGGTCTTAATAAATATAATTCTTTAGGCTTTTGAGTTCTTTCTCCTTTAGCAAGATACCAAAAACTCTCTCCCGATAATTTCATAAATGTAAAGTGTGCTTCAAGAAATTGGAATTGAGAAGTATCGGGATTAGGCATTTTAATTAAATCAAAAAATGGGTGTCTAGTTACTGGTTTTTCATTTCTTTCAATTTCAAACTCAATTTTTGCAGCATCTTCGGCTATTGCCGATACAATGGGATATACTTGTCGTGTATATTGTTTTAATAAATCTGTTTTGCTCCAGCTTCCAGGAAACGCCCAACTCCAAAGCCCAGGGGTAGAATTACCGAGGAAAAATTTAGCTACTCTTTTACCTATTGTCATATCAATTTCATTATATCACTTATATAAATGCATATTCAAACTTGGTTCCAACAATTCTCCACGCCATTTCCAAACTATCTAATACATCTAATAATTCAACATTTGGATAATCCTGCATATTTTCCCATAATAAATTATCCCCTCTGAAAAGAATTTGTCCTGTTGTAATCATAGGCTCTAAGCTCTCAATCCTTTCCTCTTTTTTCCTGCGTTGCTGTATTGCTTCAAATGGAATATATAATCCTAATTCTTTACTCTTTGCATTGATTGTATCTAAAAAATATCTTTGAAAAGCGACAGCCTCAATTCCAAACCTTTCAAACTTATAAGGTAATGAGAATATACGCCTAATCATTTCATCAGGTTTCAAATGTTCCCCGATTGATTCAACTTCAAATACTTGCCCTACTTTATCCTTTCCTAAAACAGTAATACCTACTAAACTTCCTTTTTCATTTTCTCCTAATGCTGGGTCAACAGCACCGTAATATTTCAAATCTGGTGGTAAGAACTCATATTTTTTTGGTTTGAAATAAGTAAATTCATTTGCCTGTGGAAATTCAACAAGGTAATATCTTTTCCAATCCTTTGATGTTGTCATTGTTTTCTTTTCCTCTATATATTGTGTTGTAAACCTACCCTCGGCTAGTGCTTGGTCTAAAGTAATTCTTACCTTGTGAAACATAGGGTCATTGTGAGCATCTTCAAATACTGATTTTTCAATACAATTTCCACTCATTATTAATTTTCCCCAGCCTTTATCTTCCTCTGGCATACGGACTATTTTTGAAAATTGTTCTCTGTTCTTAATTAACCCTGCTTCCTCTAATACAACAACATCTCCACCTTCTCCGACAACTCCTTCTCCCTCTTTACTTATATTCCTGCTGTCTATTGAAGTAACATAAATCCAACCACCGTCATACCAACGCAAGGCATTTTTAGCCATAGTAACTTTTAACTTCTCTACATTAGTTATGTCTGTGTTAATAAGTCCTGAGTAAAGCATCGCATCATCTGAAATATGCTGTGTAACATATTCCATAATCTTCTGTGCCTTTTCATTACTTCCTGCAACGATAGGTATTTTTAATTTCTTTACAACAGCCAACCATAAAATTGCCATAGCAAGAATATCTGATTTACCATACCGAGTAGGAGCAGATAGCCAATCCCACCTGCTTTTACCATTAATGATTGATAAAAATATCTCAGCTTGACCGTCTGTCATTTCAAACGGCTCGCCTTTGGAGTTTTTATATATCCCTCTAACTAGCTTCTTTATCTTTGTTAAGTTCTGAGTTTTCATCTTCAAGTATGTCGTCAATAACTCCCTCAAGTTTCCTGACGCTAAAATCTAATTCCCCACTATGTTCTATCGGTTGCTTTGCCCTGCCTTCCGTTCTGTCTGCTACTTCCTTAAACTCTGGTAAATCTCCTAATGCGTTATAAACTCTTTGAAATGCTAAATTTGCAGCAACAGTTCTTTTATCTTTAGGATTATTTACTTGCCAATTTTCAAATTCAATAACGGATAAGTTCTTAAAGTAATTTAACCAATAAGTAAAACTCTCTTGGTTTTTAGGTCGCCCACCTGGATTAATCAATTCTGGGTGGTCTTGAAATCCACCCTTACCCTCTGGGTTTGGATTCCATTTTTCTTTTGGTTCGTCTAAAACCTGTTCTGTGGTTTCATCACTCATATTTTTTGCTTCAATATCATACCATAATTATCAATACCACTCTTAATTTTTAAGTCTGGTTTTTTTATTAGTTTATTTCTCCTAAGTGCTTTGTAATTTACTTTATGATGCCACCTATTATACCTCTTTGTTAAAGATACATATTCTGGGTGTAATCTAACTAACATTTTTGATTTTTCAAATGTGCCTATGTTATAAATTGAATCCGTATTCCCCCCTTTCATTGATTGAGTGGCTGCCTTCATTTGCAGGAAAGCATAGAATTGAATTGTGCACCAACCGTCACGCAAAACTCTTAAACTTAAATCTACATCTTCATTGTAGATTGCACGCCACCTATAAGGGATATCATTTTTAATTAATAAACAACTAAAAACTCTTGTATTGATTGATATGGGTTTATATTTTTCTTTTTCTGCTACGAAAAAAGAATACTGGGGTCCCGCCAATGCTACATTTTCATACCTATCAACAAAATCTTCCATTATCTTAAAAATAGTTCCGTCACCGACTCTTATCCTTTTATTATTTACATATCGCATAAACCCTCTAATGTTATCGTCCATAATCCAATGCCTCTCTGCTCCTGTTGATACTGCGTGGTCCCAAACAAAATTTCTTGCTGGACCCGAACCCTTACTTTTAATTCCCTCAACTATTCCGCAGGTATCATAATCATCTTTGTATTTCATATCTAATATGAGGATTTTCTTAGGGTCTATTACCTCTGCATATTTAGGATATTCCTGTTCCTCAACTACAATCTTATAATCCAATCCGTATTTCTCAAGAGTCCTTGATGTCATTCGGCTTTCCCACCTGCCTTTTGAAATAATGTAAATAGGATACTTAGGCTTCATATAATAGTTTTCTCCAATCATCTCCCATAATAAATTCTGCTTCTCTTGCTAATAAACTTCCGTCCTTAACAGTGAGCCAAAAATCATCTTCAGTTAGTTTTGCTTTTTGAAATGCACTTTCAAAGAAGTGCTGAACAACATATGAATTGTCCAATATTTGTTCTATTGAGGGTAGTGTATGACCAAATAATTCTGTTTTTCCGTCTAGTCTTGTAGGACTTTCAAGCGAGTAACATTTTCCAGCAGACAACCAAGCTGGTAATGGACAAAAATATAAAGGTTTATAGACAATATATTTCTTATCTAGTGAGGGTAATTTCTTAATAGTCCATAAAACATAATTCCACGCCTTACTATTTCCTTCTGGTGGTCTTGATAGTGTTGTAAAAATAGAATAAACCAGGTTCCTGATATATGGTGCCATTTTTTTATCAACTCCCATAGGAAATGCCGACAATGCTTTTCCGTCCCAACTATTATCATTAATAATAAGAGGTGGGTGACTATTCCCCCATTTAGGAGCAAATCCCCCTGTTTGTTTAGCTGGCATACTTGCAAAAAATCCCTCTTGTTTCGGAAATGGTCGTAAAACAACAGCGTCCATATCAATTACCACTCCTTGATTTTCACTTGCAACTGTCAACCTGATTATATCTGAAATATGAGCAATACTGTGTCCGCTTAATAATGCGTTATATGCAAATTCTTTAGGTAAAATTTCATCAGCATCTTTTAAGATTATGCCTGTTGGTAAGTTTTTAATTTGCTGGTAAGAATATAAATGAACTTCATTCCCATTTTTCAAATGTGATATTAATGACAGGTAATGCAAAGGCGACAAGGAAGCAATCCTATTAACCCACATATCCCCATCTAAATCTATTTCCTTATTGTATAGGCTCCAAAATAAAATACATTTCATTTTTCTTCTGCTACAAACTCCTTATCAATCATTGTTTGTCTTTTATGTTCTGGATACCAAATATATCTAGTATTTGTGCCTATATCCTGACCGATTAATGCTGCAAAAGCCTGAACATCTTCCTCATTTTCAAAACTTACAAGAACTTGCTTATATCCACTCTTATCAGTATTGCCGAACTCAGGCATTCCGTCCCATTCCCTTTCAGCATCATTAAGGTCATTTAGGTTTTGAACTGGAACTCCCCATTCCTCTAATTTTTCCATATCCCAGCCATTTGCAAGAATATCCCAATTCCAGTTTCCATAAGCAAGGTTATCTGTAATTAAGAATTGTTTTTGTTCTTCCTCTGTCCAATCGGCTATATCAACAAACCAATCATCATTAATTGCCAATCCTTTTTTGGCTAAAACTTTTAATCCCTCAAGCCTTTGGTTTCCACCTATGACTATATAATCCTTTTTTGAATCATAAGCCAATCTATGAATATCTAACATTTTTGGTAATTCATCTAAGTTCTTTAGTAATTTTTCAAACTGTGCTTTGGTAATAATTCTAGGATTGTCTGGGTTTGGTTTTAATTTTTCAAAAATCATAATTCACTCTCCTTTCTTACAAAAATCATACCTGTCTTTTGAAAATAATCGTGAGCAATATCCCGATACTCTTGGTTATTCTCAATCAATCTATATCCTAATGTATCAAATTTCTTAATCCAATACTCATTACTTTGTTCGTTAACGTGATGATACCCACCTTGTCCTTTCGTTGCGTGAGTCATAGCAATTACTTTTGCACAACTTAATGTTTGAAAATAATTAGGAATATATTTTTCCTCTATATGCTCAACAAATTCACAGCACCAAGCTAAGTCAAAAGTGTCCATAAAATCTAATGGACCATTGGTATAATCGTGAATCCAAATAGGAGAGTAAACAGCACCTTGAATTGCTTTTACACTTCCGTCTATGGCTATAATATTTCCCACTCCTTTATCCTTAAAATATTTAGTTGAATGTCCCTGACCACAGCCTATATCCAATAATGAGGTAACATTAAAATTTTTAATTAACTTATCCCACAAATCTGGGTAATAAGTTCTAATATCCCCACCGTCAACAAATCCCCCTAAATGATTATCTTTTACCATACACATAATTATTTCTTATTAACAATACTATATCTTTTATTATCCTGCCACTGTTCTGTTAAAGTTTTAATATGTCTAATTCTATATGGTAAT